TTAGCATTGGTAGGTATCACGATATCTACACCTATTCTAGGAACTGTATATGCAGCAGAAGAATCAATTAATAGTTCAAATATAGTTCAAAAACAATCAACTACAGATTTGGATGAGGTTTCGAATTACTTTGGTTTGACTTATAAAGAAAAAAGACAATTAAGCCAAGCTATAAATGATTACAAATTAGAAACTGAAAATACGATACAACCTAGAGGTAAAATAAGTTGGATATCAAAAGCGGTTAGAAAGATCTGGAGAAAATTACCCTTTAAAGTAAGACAAACTATAACTGCATATGTAGGATTAGAATCGTTTTTAAATGCTATAGACCACTATACAGGTACAGTAGAAAATGTAATATATAAAGCTTGTAAAAAAGTAGGTATGAACAATGATGTTGCTTGGTGGGTAACAAAAACAATTACTTTGTTTATATAGGATAACAATATGATAATAAATATTATTTTAATAATAGTTAGTATAATAAATATAGTTTTAAATTTTGAAGAAAAAAAAGATAATAATACATATGTTGCATATGGATCATTATTAATAATAAATACCTTACTTTTATTTAAAGTAAAAAATATTATATTAAATATAATACTGTTAATATTCATTATAGTGTTTTTAATTACAATAATTAAAACTTTGATAAATAGAAGAAAGAAATAAGGATAAACATTAAAATATAAAAGGCAAAATTCCTACTCATGATCGTATAATCTATAGGAATTTTGCCTTTTATTCTAATAAGCTAAAAAAATTAAAAACCTAGTAAATAGAATTGATAAAAAAGATAGTAAAAACATCTCAGAATATTTATCTTGAAGAGGAGGATTTAAAACTTTTAAAAGCAGTATCTTTTATAAAAAACACAACTATAGGTAAGACAATAAATAATATAATTAAAGTCGCTGTAGAAACTACGAAAACTAGCCTACCAGATGATTTTGATAGATAAACAATCATTAAAATATGACAAAGATAATAAAGTAAAAAAAAATAAAAAATAAATTTTAAAAAATGTATAAATAATTTATAAATAAAGTAATGAAAAATTATTCTAAAGATAATATTATAATGAATTTAATTATACTAAAAATTTACATTAATTAATTGCTTTACATAGAAGTTTTTTTGACACATATTTATATAAATATGCATATATTATATAAATAGCTTGTGTTGTATAAATAGCATGCTATTTATAATTATTTTCAATCATGGGTTAAAATAGATAGGGTTTAATACCTTATCTATTTTTTTATTTATTATAAGTTAACGAAACAGTTAAAATTTCCTATTTATTAAAAAGAAAATAGATGAATATAAAAATAAGAATACTTAACTTAGAATAAATTTTTTGCATACAATTGTTTTTTATTGAGGTATTGGAAATTAATTTTTTTAATAGAACAAAAAGGCTATGAATATATGATCATAGCCTTTTCTTGAAAATAAAATAAATATTTTTAACTTAAAACTATATATTTTATATTAACCTATTAAAGATACAGCATCTGCACAAACAAGGTAGAATTTGCCTTCAGGTTCATTTCCAAGTATTATTACATTATCTTTGTTACCAATTACTTCTACATCTTGAAGTGATAATGAGCCTGCTGTTAATGTAACAGTACCAGTTATGTTTGCACCTGCTACTTCTTTTAATATTCCTTCATTACAGCAACAATCTTCACACTTAGGGCAACAATCATCTTTTTTACAGCCATTATCAAGTAAACATTTTAATCTAGATCTAACAACTCTATAAGGTGAAACTGAAGCGTCTGTTGGTTCAATAGTTTGGAAAGCTACAGCTTTTAATTGGCATAGTGATGCTAAATCTACATTAGGAAGTGTAGTAAATAAATCTAATAGTATAGCTATTATAGAATCTAAAACTTCATCACCTAAAGCTAAAAGAGCATTAAGTAGAGTTATTAGTGGTTGCAATAGAGGTATTGCAAGTGATTCTAAAATATTTATAATAGAAGTTAATATACCTGTAAGATCATCTATAGGTAGAGGTATTGGATATAATGCTCTACCTGTTATATCTAGAGTATCACAACTACAACCTGGCAATTTATTTAAAGTAGCATCAAGTGCAGCGGATAAGTTATCTTTTTTTGTAGCAGGTAAAAGACTTAAAAATACTAATGGACTTCCAACAACGTAAAAATCTGTTATAAAAGCAAAAGCATCAAAATTTACATTTTCTCTTATACCGTCACAGCTTAATAATTCTAAAGCTTTTTTCATACTAGGTTTACAGCAACATTCTATATGACTTTCTGGGGGATAATATTCATTTAAGCCATTTCCTTTTCCATACTCACATAGACTTTTTCCTTTTCCATGTTCACAGCAACTCATATACATATTATTTCCAATCAATATACTGCACTCCTTTATTTTAAAATATGAGAGAAAAAGATTCTCTTACATTAAGATATCTAAATAGCTCTAGAAATGTTACAAAAAAGGTCAAAAAATAAGCATTTAAATTTAATTATGCTAATTTAAGTATAATTTTTGGAATTAATCTAAAATAAAGACAGCAATATATTGAGTTGTCCTTTTATTTCTAGTGTATATCTATAATAAAAGATGTAGCTTTTTACTATTTTTAGATATTTATTAGATATGGAAGAAAAAAGATAGTGAAAACACCTCAGACTATTTATCTAGAAGAGGATGATTTAAAGCTTCTAAAAGCAGTATCTTCTATAAAAAATATAACTATAGGTAAGACAATAAATAATATAATTAAAGTTGCTGTAGAAACTATAAAAGCTAGTCTACCAGATGATTTTGCTGTAGATAAGCAAGCATTAAAATATAATAATTTATTTATAATTTATTTATAATTTATTTATAATGTAATCTTAGAATGAGTTTAACTATACCAAAATTTTAAACTTTTAATTATTTTATTTTTAAATAAGTACTATTATATTTTTCAATATATTTAAAAATAAAAAGCTCTAGGTATTTACCTAGAGCCAAGATTAAAAAATTAATCTTTTTAAAATAGAAATTTACTAATACTATTGTTTTTGAATTAATAATGGATATGAATTTACTGCACCTAAATTATTTGTAAGTGTTAGTACATAGTTTCCGCCTTCTACGAACATTTTAATATAATTATCATTTACTCCATCAGCTTTCTTAAATTGAATTCTACTAACTTGATCTCTTGCTTCTATATTTAATTTGCAGAAATCTAAATTTACTACATTTCCAACGTAGAATAAATAAGTTCCAGCTTCTCTGATTTTAAATATAAAGTTAAACTTAGAGCAAGACGGACTATTATATGAAAAAGTATTGAAGTTCATATTTTTATTTAAATCAAATATATTAGACCCATCTCTTCCTATAGTTGATATATTCATATTAGGAGTGTTATCAACTATTTGCCATATACTATCATTTACTTCTTGTAATAAACATGTGTCTTCTTTTATTACTAATTTACTTGTATCTATTGAAGAACCTTGTCCTTTTTCTACTTGAGTTATAACAGATCTTCCACCCATAAACTCATAAGTTGTAGCAGAATGCGTTGCTTTTCCACCTTCTAATCTTACTACATCGTATCTTGCGTAAGTTAAATAGATTTTATAGAAAGTTTCTTTTCCCATAGGAGAGGTTTGATTAATTGTAACTTCTTTTGTTGTAGAATCACTTATTGTTTTTTCATAAGCTTGAGTTATTGCTATTTTTACATATTCAGGTCCAAAAGTTACTCCTGTAGAACTAGAATCTTTTATTTCAGTTGTTTTAGTAAAGTTTTGAGAAAATACTTGAGATTGTCCTTCATATATTAACGCTGTATTAACAAGGGATCCATCATTTCCAAATACCCAGTCTGTTCCTCTATATAAAACATATAGACCATCACTTAATTTTGAATAATCTATAGCGGTTGTAGATACTTCTTCATTTAATTTTCCTAGTATATTTCCATTTTCATCGGTTTTAAGCATAACTATTTTATTTGGAGCCATTCAACATCACCTTTCATTATAAATTATAGAAACTAATATTAGTTTCTACATAAATAATATATTCACAAAATTATAACTATGTGACATTTTTTTTGTTTTTTCGACATATAAATATAATATAAAATAAATTTAAATTTATTTTATATTATATTTATATTATATTTGGTGAATTTAATTATGAGGTTAAAAAAATGTTCAAGAAGAGAGGCTTTATATAAAAAGATTTTAAGTGATTGGGATAAACTAGATTTGAATTCTAAAGCTCTTATATTACTTTCGTATTTTTTTCTAATATATCTATGTATAAATGTATTTATAGATATACTATCACGTAATACTATATCTATTTTTATATCTTCAATTTTATCTATGATAGGTTTTTTATTAGGTAATAATAAAAAAAGCAATAAGATAGAATATCTTTATAGGGAAGATACAGAATGTAAAGAAGAGATTAACGAGTACAATTTTTATCATGGAAATATAATACAAATAATGATTTCTATATCTTTAGTCTTTATCTCAAGTGTAACTATAATTTTTATTGATTTTACCAATAAGGATTTTCTTTTTTCATTTTTTAGAGATTTAATATCTTTATCTATAGGATTTTTATTAGGAGAAGCAAAAATCGAAAAATAAATTGTATAAATTTTAGATAACATACGAAAAAAAGTGTCCTTAGTGGACACTTTTAAAAATAAAGGCATAAAACTTATTATTTTATGTCTTTATTTTTAATATATTGAAAATACTATATTTATTTAAAAAAAATTACTGACATAGTCAGAATAGGTTATTTATCCACAGGAAATGCATAATTTATCAACATTTTTATGTATGTTAGTAGTATGCTGACTAGTTAATAAAAAAGATATATATTAAAGCTATACAATTTATAAGTTTATAATAAAATTACTTAAAGTTACGGAAAAAATTACCGTAATTTTTAGAAAAAGGAGAAATATAATGACTGATTTTAAAAATACAATAGTTGTTTTTATAATAATCGGAATTTCACTTTTAATACAATTTGTTTTTATGTCACTTCCAACTGTTACAGAAATAGTTTTAAAATTAAGTAGTTTTTTTCATTTATTAAATTATCTTGAGTCTATTGCTTTTGTAGTTGCAATTATAAAAGATTTAATAGCATACTTTAAAAAAAGATGGTAAAAATGTTTAAAATAAAAGATATTCTTCATGGGTATTAAAAAAATGAAAGAAATAAAAAAGGAATACCAGTTGAGATTGGTACTCCTTAATGTAAATCGTACTCCATATTTCTTATTTTTAAATACCTTTTATAGTATTCTATTTACAGATATATAATATATATCTGTATTATATTGAAAATCTGTAATACAAGTAATCCTTCTATCTTCTATGTGGAGAGAATACTTTAAGGAGATAATAATTAAAAAGGAGTACAATCCATTTAAATCTTTATATAGTAGCCGACATTTCTGCTCATTGATTAATTATTATCCCTACATTATAAATATGAATGGGTTATAAATTTGATACATATTGTTATTTAAAATATTTATTACCTTATATAAGAAAAAACACCTAGATTTTATTTAGATGTTTTTTAAATATTTTTAGACATTTTAATTAAGAAAATAAATTATTTTATTTAACTAAATATCACCAAATTTTAGATAAAAAACAAATACTTTTTTACCTTTTTATAACTTGAATTTGCACTCCTTCTATATTTTTACCATATATACCTGCATAATCATTTAAATCTATAACCCAAGGAAGCCATCTTCCCTCTACATACACGCTATATTCAACACTATAGTCATCTAATCCTATTAATTGTATTTGCAAGCCGTCTATATTTTTACCATAGATGCCTGCATAATCACTTCTATCTTTTACCCAAGGTAACCAAGTTCCATTTACTGTATGAACTCTATAGCTTATACTACCTTCATTTAAGTTTGCATATATAGCTTGTATAGGATTTCCAAATATTCCTGCATAATCCATTGTATTAGTTACATTAGGAAGCCATTTACCATTTACATAAACTTGATAAATAGCATTAATATTTTTATTTGATGGTATATTAGAAGATTCTTTCCAAGTAACTCCATTAAATTTACATATTCCTTTGGCAATTGCTTTAGCGAATCTGTCTTTATTATTCATTATTAAATTATAATCTTCTTCATTAGTTATAAAGCCTAATTCAACTAAGCAAGCAGGCATATTAGTTTCTCTTACAACATGTAAATTGCCTTCCTTTACTCCTCCATCTCTTAATTGAGTATATAGGTTTTCATTTTTTAATTCTTGTAATATACAATCTGCTAAGTGTCTATATTTAAATTTATAGCAGAATATTTCTAATCCATGTGCTTTTGGATTATCAGAGCTATTGCAATGTATAGATACAAAAGAATTTACACCTAAGTTATTAGCTTTATTACTTCTTTCATTTAAAGATACAAATACATCTGTAGTTCTAGTATTTATATTTTTTATATCTTGTGTTTTTAAATAACTATTGACTCTATTTGATACCTCTAAAACTATATCTTTTTCTAAGCATCCATGTAACCCTGGAGCCCCTGAATCATACCCACCATGTCCTGCATCTATCATATTTGTTTTCATAATAAAATCCTCCTAAAATTTATATTTTTATATTTTAAAAAGCAATAAAAAAAGACTTCAAAGAGTCTAATGCACTACCTTTTATTTAAATTAATTTAAAACTATTTTTAATTTATAAATAATTTATATATAATTTTTGTAAACATTATTTTTAAATTTTATATAAATTATTTATTATCTTTTAAACCCTTACTAGAGGGGTCTACAAATACACCAACTAATGCTGCTATAACAGCTACAATAGCAACTGGATTAGCTAATATAGTTAATAAAGCTTCTCCTAATAAGTTCCAACTTGTTAGAGTTTTAAAATCAATTCCAGCTGATGAAAATATAACTCCACCTAAACCTAACCAAAAATATGGATTTTTTAATCTACTTTTCATATACAATCTCTCCTTTTGTTTTTTCTATTGTATCTATTCTGTGATGTGCTGATTTAGTGCTCTCTTCAACTTTTATAAGTCTTTCTATAACATTACTTATTTTTGTATCTTGAGCTTTTATATCAAGCCTTATATCATCAACACCTTTAGATATATAATCTAATTTTGTAGCAACCACTGTTTTTTGTGATGCATCATCTTCTATATCATGAGCAGTCTTTTTTTGATAGCTCATATAACCAATTATTGCACCTACAATTGTACATATAACGGTAACCTCTATGTTCATATATCCTCCTAAAATTGCATAAAAATAGAACTATCTTTTATAGTCCTTCATTATTTATTGTCTATCTTTAATTATAACCATCGGTAAATTATTAGTAGGCTTATCGTAATCTTCGCCAGTTATTTCTTTAAACTGTTCTTTTGTTATTCTTTCAGCTTCAACAAATAACCTAATATCATTTACTGTATATATTTTTGATTCAAAATAGGTTTTTGCTGTTTTAAAATACCAAATATCCATTTTATTTCCCTCCAACCTTTAGCATCAAATCAGTAACTTCTTTTTTGATGGCTTTGATTTGTATATCTTTTTTTACTAAATTTAAAGTTGTTTGAGCTATATTAATATTCATTTTTTTTAATTCAATATCTTTTTTTACTGAGTTTAAAGTAGCTTGTGCTAAACTCCTATTTAATTTTTTTATTTGTATATCTTTTTCTAAACTTTCTTTTACTAGAAAAGCATTTTGTTTTTCTAATAAATCAGTTCTAGTCGGTTTTGGCTTCTTATATTCAAAAGGAATTATTTCAAATATATCTTTATCTTCAATTGTATAAATCTCTTTAGGATCTATTGAATCTTTTATTTTAAAACCTTGTGTTATTTGTTGTAAATACCATCTTAATTCACTACTAATACATATATTTGGTTTTGGTATAACATCATTATCTTTACTTTGATAAAAGCCATTAAATTCTCTAGTATCTTCTTTATATGTCATATAAATTTTCATTTTAATACCACCTTTATATTCCTATTGCTATCCATGTTACTGTAGCTGTATATCCAGTTCGTGGTCTTCCTTGAATATCTCTTACTTCTGCATATCCATTAGTTAGTGTTTGTCCTCCTACTATTGCATTGGTTTCATTATACCCACCATAACTATTTGTTTCTAAGTTACCAGTACATTTGCAAAACTTTGTAAATGCTAAAGGATAATATATTTTCGCAGTACCTATACAAGAATTATCATTAAAACTTACCTTTGTTGTTCCAAATTGTATAATCATACCTGAAGGTAGTTTTTGAAATCCAGTACCAGTTGTATTATTAAAATCCCAAGAAAAATCACCTATATTAGTCATGTTTGACCATGCCCACCAAGTACCTTCAAAGTTTTTTAATCTAGTGTAAATTTTACCATTAGCACTAGTAAATCTTTGAATTAATTCAGTATCATTCGTATGAAATACCTCTAATGCCCCATAGATATTTCCACTGTACGGAGCATTTGGAATACTTCCGCCTTCTTTAAAAACATAATATCGTCCTGGCTCTAAAGCTGTATTAAAATCTGTAACACTTCCTAAATTTTTTAAATCATACCTCTTATCGTGATTATGAGATATAAAATCAAACATAAGTTTTAATAAACTATCATCAACATTTTCAAGCTTTTCAGATATTGAACTATCTGAAGATATAAAAGAAGAAGGTATATAATATTCTATTCCAGGATCTATCGCTCCACTACTTACTGAAAATAAAGTTTGAGGATTAAAAGACCTAGTTGATATATCTAAGCATTCATAAAACTCCTCTTTAATCGGGCAAACTACGGTAGTTGGAGTTCCTTTAAAATAATTTTTAAACGTATTTAAATCTGTAGCTTTAGATTTATTTAGAAATACCCACAATAATCCATCTGATGCATATATATGCTCTTTATCAAGTGCATAGTTTTGTATAGAATTAAATCTATCTGAAGCAACTAACCCAGATCTTATATTTGAATTTCTTAGATAACATCTAATTGTATTACCTAAATCTCCATCAAATACCCAGTTTTCACTTCCATTTATACTAAGTTCTATACATTTTGGGCGATAATAAACTTTGTTATTATAGTTTTCTATAGTATCTTTTACTAATTTATTTGAACTTCGTAAAATAGGTTTTTTCCATACTTTAGCGTTAGAATCATAATATAAAAGCTTTTTTTTACTTCCTCCATATTGTGTATAAGGCTTTACCTCATTTCCTATAGTTACATTTAAAGTGACTAAATCTTCATTTTTAACAGTTACAGCTATAAATCCAATATCTGAATTAGTAAAGGTTCTAGTAAGTGGATTTTTAACATTAAAATAATGATGTCTTATAGGATTTTTATTTTTATCATAAAAACCTAAATAAGCAAATTTCTCTCCAGTAACAATACTATTTGTTAATCCACTTATAGTTATTGAAAAATTACCTGTAGGAATTTCTATAAAAGCAACGTTAAAGTCAGTTGGATTATTAGGACTAGATGGAATAGCTAAAACTCCACTATCTCCTACATATTTTCCATTTATACATTCATCAGGATTAAATAAATTAGTATCTGCTTTAATAGTTGTAATTTCTATATTTTCAACTCCATCACCAACTGATTTAAGCCCTTCAAAATACCCAAATTTATAATTCGTTACATCTCCTTCAAAAAACATCATAGCTTTTTTAAATTCAGCCTTAGATGTTTCTGAATTTTCAAATCCATCTGAGTACCCACCAATTATATTTCCTATATACTCATTACTTTTTAACTGTACACATTTAACTTCATTAGAATGTACCTCTATGTTTCTTATCCAATTGGTACTAGCTACATCATAAACTCCATATATGACTGTTTTACTTGATTTATTAGCAATCGTAATATTATCAAATCGAATAGCTTTATTATTAAAATTAGCATATATAGCAGTTTGAGTATTTCCTATTTCTAAAGTTTCTCTACATGCTAAATTTATTAAGGTTATTCCTGATAACTTTAAATTTTGAGTAAATCCATTTGAGCTTTCTGATACAACATTATTTCCAGTTACTTTTTTACCACCGTTATCAACTATATTATTAGCTTGTTCTAAAACTCTTTCAAGTCCTTTTATATTAACTTTAGCTTCTGTATTTTGACCCTCTAGTTTATCTTTATTTGCTACTAAATCTTCTAATTTAGAAAGGTCTTGTTTAAACTTATCTAGTTCCTTTTTAGCTTGTCCAACATATCTATCAAGCTTTTCTAATGTACATATATCTGTAATAGATTCTATAGCTTTATCAGAGCCTACTTTTTCTTTTACCTCAAATAAAAATGTAGCTGTTGTTATTTGTCCAGTAGATGATTTTAATTCTAATTCAGCGTAAGTTAATCCACTTGCTGTTAATGCTTGATTTTTTACATTTATTTTAACTTCATCATCTTGAATAGTTATATTATCTTCTTGATAAACTATAGTTCCATCTGCTTTTTTTACAAACATTTTAATTTGTTCATTTTCAAAATGATAAGGAAGTCCATTTTTATATAAAGATGCATAAAAAATAGCAGTGTCATACTGCTTTAGTCGGAATTTGGGTATATGATCTTCTCTTTCTATGTCTAGTTTGAAATGAAAGTTATTTATTGCCAATACTATCACCTTCTTTTTCTGTATATAATCTCCAATACTCTTTATTTTCAATAATATTATTATTTAAATCATTTTCTTTTAAAGCATCTATAAATACTTCTTTATTTCTTTCTTCTTCAAATCCTTGTCTTTTAGCTGTGATAACATATTTAAATGTAAAATCTTTTCTATCTGATTCAACTATAAAATAGTCTTTTGTTTGTTCTTTTATTCGATAATCTCCCCAGCCTTGCTTTATTATTTCAACTGTATAATCTAAATCAAGGTTAACACTATCTTTAAATATATTATCTAATAGAACTACTCTTTCATATGTAACTTTATTATTATGTTTAACTTCATCTACAGTTAATAAATGCATACTTCTATCTGTTAAATAACTTTCGCAATCCTCTACACTATAGAATAATCTTTCTCCATAATGTTTAGTTTTTTGAACACAGTTTTTATTCCCATTTACAGTAAAATCTCCATTAACATGTATTCCATTATCTGCATAAAACTTCAATTTAGAAACTAGATTATTAGTTGTTGAAGTAAATAATGCATCATTACCATTTTTCCAAAAACTAAATCCATTTTCTGTAGAAAATGATGCATATATTTGAGAGCCATCCCATAATTTACAATGACCACTTTTAAAAGATGCATATTTATAATCACGTCCAGCAAAATAAGTTTCATAAGGACTGGAATTAAAATATGCTGCATTAGTATTTAAATCATATAACCAAAAACTTTCATTCCCTAATTTCATTTTCCAGCTAAGATTACTACCAACAACTCCCCAGTAATTAGTTGCTTTATTTATAAAATCATTACTATTTTTAGATCTGAATATTTCATTTAAACCATCTTTATCTAAAACTAAACTCCAACCATTCATACACATTTTTTCATAAACCATAATAGGGTATTTAGCATCACCTGTTAAATTATGTTTATCGAATTTTATATAAAAAGGATATGAATTAGAATTATTTTTATCTTCGTAAGCTATTCCAGAATAACCATCTGTTGAATTGGATAAAAGTATTCCTGGAATTTCAGTGCCTGTTAGTCTTCCTGAAAAAATTTCTCCGACAGGCTTACCTACACCATCCCAATCGTAAAACTTAAGCCTATTTCCAGCTAACTCTATTGATTTAATTCCATTTTTTAAAAAGTTTATTCCATTACCTTTCGATAAATCCATTTGTAAACTTCCATCAGCATTTTCAATTAAAACAGTTTTTAATTTACCAATAAGCCAGTCAGCATATACATAGCCACCACCTATAAAGGTATTCCATTGCCAATCTTTATCGTCTAAAGTTCTTTTATTTGCTATCATTAAGCCCATAGAGCCTAGAGCTAATCCTCCATATGTTTTACTACCTTTAATTCTATCTTCAAATAACATTGCTTTGACTTGCTGAGGTTGTGCAATATCCCTTAAAGCTTGAAACTTAGTATTAAGAGCCGAAACCACACCTTCTAAACTTTCAGCTTTAACATTACCACTAGTATTTAATATACTATCTAGTTTTTCTTTTGCTAGATCTTGTCTATCAAAGTAATCCGTATTAAGTTCCCCTAATGTTATAGAGTTATATTTTTTATTTAATATATCCCATTCAAGTCCTACGCATCTAGTAGTTAAATCTACACCTATATTTTGATGTTCAACTGTTAGAGTATCACCAATTCCAACATTAACTAGCTTCTTAAAACTTTTATATTCTTCTGTATTTTCCAATATAGCTATATCAACTTTTCCTGAAACTTTAGATTTATCTAAGCCACTTTTAAAAGCTTCCTTAACTCTTTGTCGCATAGCTTCATATAAAGATTCTCTTGTTTCAAAACCTTGTTCATCTTCTCCACTGCAATCTTCCTTTAGTTTTAAATCTTCAAAAACCATATGTCTTTCTTTTATAATTGGATACTTATTAATTAATGGAGAATCTATATATAGTTCAGGTAACATAATACCGTTATAAGCTTGTGGGTATATCCTTGTAGCTATTTCATCTGTATTTTCAGCTAAGTCTATATCTAACATATTTCTAGCATATTTAACTTTTACTCCATAATCTCCACCGATTCTATGATTTACATATACGTCAAAATTATCGGCTAGTACTTCACCACCCCAACGGTTTAACAGTGTGTTATCACTATCTCCACTTATTGCACTTAAAGCATTCATTTTTACAAAGTATGCCGTATTGGTTAAACTAATATCTGAATGCCCTCTGAATTTCGTTCCAGTTAAAATAATATTTAAAGCTGTTTCACAATTAAAATTAACTGCTCTAGTATCTACAATAATTTTATCAATTAAATCAAAATAAATATGTCTAGCTTTTACTTTTACCCCAAACATACCTTTTGCTACGTCATAGATTCTAAATAGCTGTTGATTTTTGCTATAACAAACATCGCATTTAATTACACCTAAATTTTCAATTGTTTTCCATCTTTTTTCTTTATCGTAACTATGTTCAAATTCAATTTCACAAATACCATTTAACTCTACTTTTAAAATAGCACTAGACGGCTGTAATTTTATATCTCCATTTCTATCAAAGTTAGTATTCGATGGTTTGTAACATTGCATTATAAACACCTCCATCTAGGCTTCATTTTAAATTCTTGTATATTACCTTCAAACTGTATAAGATTAGCACCTTTATTTAAATTTGGATATTTTCCAGTACCTAAATTAAAAGGATTATCTAAATCTCTATAAACTAATTCAAGTTCACTATCAATGTATATATAATCTTGAATTGGCACAGTAAATTTTCTATTATTTATACTTACTTTTACTTCTCCATTACCTTTTATAAATATAATAGGTAGTGATTCTAAATAGTAATTATATAAATTATCATTATTATGTATATCAATAAATTCATCTGCATCTAAGTTATATAAGTAACCTCTGCAAGTGAAATCAATTCTAAATTTACCTTTACGTCTTAATATAGTTTCAAAATCTCCATTTAATTTTACATCCACCACTTTATAAAACCACTCAGGATCATCACTAAAAATTAATTTATTATCTTGTATTTCATTAATCCATAATTTAATTTGTCTAAATCTTTCCTTAAGATTATTTTTTTCTATGAAATTAAATTCAACTGGAATTACGATATCTTGATATCCACCTTCCTCTTCATAAACTAAACCATCTCTACCAGGAATTTGTTTTGTAGTTTTAATTTTAGAAGTAGAAGGAATATTAGGTCTTTTTACTATGCTTAATCTTAAGTCAAACTTAGAGTTCATATTATTAAATATTAAAAAATACTTACTAAACATCTATACATGCCCCCTTGCTATTCCTCTACTTCTTTGATTTTTACTTATTAAATTTCCAAATTCATCAAATATAGCTTCAGCTACATTTTTACTACCTACCTGCAGATTAATTTGAATTATTTTAGGTTCTTTACTATCTTTTTCATATGTTTTATTTCCTCTATTATCTAAAACTTTTTGTACTGAATTAGTAACTAATTTATCTAATTTAGAAAGAGGTATTACAGCTTCATGCTCTTTACCTTCTCCAACAAGTGCAAGGGTAGATTTTGTTACTATACCACCTTCTGCAAGTGCTGGTATCTGAGGTAAATGGATTCCAAAGTGCTTGCCACCGAACATCGGCACCCAATTTGGAACAGTAAAACTAATCCTATTAACTGCCCTTATTGCTGAGTTTATTCCTGATATAGCAGCATTAATAGGGGCTTTAATTATTCCCCCTATAGTTCCAAATATAGAAGATATTATTTGTTTAAGTCCACTAAAAATTTTTCTCCAATTTCCAGTAAATACGCCACTTAAAAATGTTAAAACCCCATTAAAAACTCCTTTTATTCCATTCCATACAGTTCCAACTACTGAAAAGAAATGATTTAACGGAACACCCAAAAGACCAAATGTTCTTGTAAAATCTTGATGGAATGCACCTTTAAAGAAATTTGCAAATCCAATAAATATATTTTTTACACCATTCCATACAGCATTTACACCATTTCTAAACCATTCGCACTTATTATATAAAGTAACAAATACAGCTCCTAAAGCAACTAAAGCTGTTATTACTATACCGATTGGATTCATACTCATTACTAGGTTTAATCCTTTTTGTGCTAATGTCATTGCTTTTGTTGCTGTTGTTACAGCTAATTGAGCACCTTTAAAAGCAAGCATTTTAGCTTTATTACCTGCCCACATCAAACCATTCTTAGTTAGTTGAGCCGAATTTTTTAATATTACTAATGTTAATTTACCTAAATTCTTAGTTACAGTTAAAAGCCCTTTACCAAAACTCTTTAATCCTTGAACAGCTTTTTTACCTATATTTATAGTAAAGTCTTTTATATTTCTAGATACTTTTACTATTCCTTTCCCAAATTTAACTAGCTTAGTTTCACCATCTCTAGTAGCTTTTGCATAATCTTTTATAGCTTTACCTGATTTTTGCATGAATTTTATATTATTACTTAAGCCTTTAGATAATTTTGCAAATCCACCTATAGCTAAGTTAGTAGCTACAAATGCAGCTCCTAATCCAACAACTAATTTTTTTTGAGTTCCACTCATACCACTTATAGCTTTTGTTATATTAGCTATTCCTTTAGCAACTAAAGATATAAACGGTGATATTACATCTCCAAATCCTATTAATGCGTTCTTAGCTGAATTTAAGGCTTTTCTTAGTCCTTGACTTGTTGCAGAATTAACTTTATTAAATGCTGTTTCTGTAGAGCCTGCACTATCTTTCATTTTACCAAGCATATCATTAAATTCTTTTCCTGACTTAGAACTTAATACAAGTGCTGCTTTACCTGCTTCGGCACTACCAAACATATCTGAAAGTGATTTACCACTTTTCTTAGCATCCTTTTCCATCATTGCTAGAATATCACCAAGTGATTTACCACTCTTTATTAACTCTGGAAATGACTTACCACTAGCTTTTTTTAGTGCTTTATTTGCAGCTGTTCCACTTTTCCCAAGCTCATTTAACATACTGTTCATGTAAGTTGTTGTTTCAGCTGATTTTATACCTTTTGATGTCATTATTGCATATCCACTAGCTACTTGTTCTAAATTAACACCTAAAGACTTAGCTGTAGGTATAACTTTACCCATGTCAGCAGATAATTGACCAACTGTAACTTTACCAAGGTTTTGAGTTTGAATAAGTGTATCACTTACTTTTGTAACATCTTGTGCTTTTAATCCGTAGGAGTTCATTATAGTAGTTAATAAGTCTAATGATTGTCCTGCTTCTGCAAATCCTGCTTTAGCTAGTTTAGTTGAGTTACTTACAAAATTAACTGCATCTCCAGTTTGTTGTCCTGCTGATATAGCATCATATACGTTATTAGCTATTTCTTCACTTGATATTCCAGTTTGGTCCGATAAATCTAATATACCTTTTCTTAAATCTCCCAAAGGTACTTGAGTAGTATCAGCTATTGTGCTTACTTTAGCCATACCATCTTCAAAACCAATACTAGCCATAGCAGCTGCAGTTCCTATTCCAGTTATAGCTGTACTAGCTGGCTTCATTTTATTAGAAATACCTTCGGCTTTTTGACTAGACTTTTCAAGTCCTTCACTAAATTTATCAAGCTTACTTTTTTCTAACTCTTTATTAACTTCTTGTAATGCCTTTTCATTTTCTAATAATGCCTTTTTACTATTATTTAATTTAATTTCTGCATTATCTAATTTTTTAGTGTTACTATCTATAGCTCTATCATTTTGTTCATATTCTTTTTTTAAATTATCTAATTCTTGTTTTAATTTCTTAGATTCTTCACTGTTTTTACCAGTTTGGCTTACACTCTCTTTATATTTTTCATTAGTTTTTTCTATTTTGTCTGCTAATGTAGATTGTTTTTCCTTTTGCTTTGATATATCAGAATTAAGTTTACTTATATTCCTTGTTTGTGCTTCTATCATTCTATTTTGAATTTGCATCTTACTAGTTAATTCTGATTGTTTACTTTTTAAAACATCTGTTGTACTTCCAAATAGTCTAGCTTGTGTTTGTGCTAAACTATAGCTACTTCCAACTTTTTTTAATTCAGCAGACATTTCTTTCATTTGTTTTTGAAAGTCAGAACTATTTGCTCTAATCTTAATATTAGCTGCCATTTAAAACCTCCCTTCTTTCAAAAATAAAAAAAGACTATGCTTCTATATCTGCATAATCTTCTTGAACACACTCTTTATTTTTAAGTGAGTAATCTATATAATCTAATAACTCAAATATGTTTGTTTCTAAGCATTCCTTTAAAGAAAACTTTAACTTTAATCTAGCAAAATCAAAGATACCATAAAGTATTTTTAAACTTATTTCATACTTACTAATATCTTTTAAATTTTCTTCATCTTCATATCCGTTTTCTTTGTCATAATCATCAAATGCACTTTCGCTTTCTTCTATTTCTTCATCACTAAGAACATTATTTATTTTCTCATGGACCTGGTCTATATATTTTTCAATTAACATATAAGTTTCTAAAATATCATATATTTCTTTTTGGTCCAGTTCTTTTACCTCAATTTTATAATCGAAAAATATATTTATAAGTTTATTTATATAGATTAAATTATCTTTATTTTTATCTATCAAATCCATAGTTTTTATAATTTCTTTATACTTTGAACAACTAAAGTTATTAGTATAAAGACAAGAAATAGATATATCAAATATATCTATTTCTTGTCTTTCATAAAAAGTGCTTTTGTTTTATCTATACTTTTATTTAATTTTTCAGCTACCTCAAGGTCTGCTCTTATAAAATTAAATATTATATCACTTACTTCAAATTCATTATTTATATCAGCTTCCGTAAATTGATTATCAAATAAAACTACTAAAGCATTTACCATTTTATCTAAATCTTCATCATCATAATTTTCTTTGCCAGTTAATTCATCTCTTACTTTTGAATATACCTTATATTTACTTCTAACCATCTTTCCACTGTCAAATTCCTTATTATTTACTACTATTTTCATAAAAATCACCCTTTCAAGTTTGATATTTTGCTAAAATAAGCAACTTTTTAAAAATACTTAAATATAGCCATTTTAAGAGGTTGCTTATTTTAATTGATTAATACATCGTATATTTTTTTAAAACTGTTTATAGGCTAATTTAAAAAGCCGTTTTTTCTTAAACCTAAAAAAATTAATATTTTAAGATGCTTTTTTAACTGGTTCTTGTACTTTTGAAAACCAATCTTGTATAGCTGTCTTAGCATCTGAATTTTCTTCTAGTAAATAACTTTCATTTACTCTAATTCTCCAATTTCCATCTTTTTGGCGTGGATAGAAAGTACCTTTTAATTTAGGTGTTTGAGTTTTTAATTTTTCTTGATTTGTTTCATAAGTTTCTGTTCCACCTTCGCAGAATTTGCCACAATATAACCATACAAATTCATATTTTTTATCAGTTCTTTTGGCTCTCCACCCTAAAGCTATTTCATTAGCCATATCGTCTTGATTATCTACTAAAAATCCATTATCATATGTGCATCCTTTTAGTAAGGCTTCTTCTTCAGGGCTTAAATCATTTAATTCTATCTCAACTTCTATACTTTCTAAAGTTTCTTCAACTGCTTCTGTTCCATCATCACTATATAATTTTTCAACTTTCTTTTTTTCTGTAACTTTAGCACTTATTGATCTAGCTAATTTTTTTATTTTAGTTGCAGAATATTCAGCAACAGTGTTTTTTTCAACTAATGCTGCTGATATATCCCTAAGTCCCATTCTTCTACTACTTACAACTGTTTCACTCATTTTATCACTTCCTTTTTGAGAATAAAAAAAGACTTACTATATAAACTCGTTATAAGTAAATCTCATTGCCTTATGATATATTTTTGTTTTAACTTCATAGAAATCTTGACTATCTGTTTTCCTAAATTCATTCTCTATCATTAATTTCCTAACTTGCTTTTTTAAATTGTATGCTTCTAAACTATCTTTACTCCATATATCTACTTGTATATTATGTTCTATACATCCAGCCTTATCATCTTCATATTCATTATCTTGTTCTAAATACTCATGAATTGTAATATGTGTTTTATTTATTTCTTCATCATACCACCCCTCAAATACTGGAATATTTGTAGATTCTAAAGCCTTTACAACAAGTGCTATAATATCAAAATCTTCATTTTCCACTATATCACCTCTCAAGCTTTTTAATTAATTTATCATATTCTTCTGTAGCTATATTATCATATTGCTTACCTATCATCTTATTAACTACACCAAAACTATGATGTGGAGGTCTTTGGCTTGTCCCCCATTCTTCCATTTTCATGTAATAGTAATTGCTATTGTCGGATTTTTCCCATCCTACAACTATATATTTTTCCCCTTTTTTAGTTCTAAACTTAGGGGGTGGCACATTATCACTAGCATGCCCTTGAGGTCTACTTCCTTTTCTTCCACTTTTACTATTATCTTTACTTTTATGAATTAGTGGTTTAACAGTTTGATAAGCTAACTCTCCACATTCTTTTAATATCTTTTTATTAGCAATATCAACTTCGGCTTCTGATGCTAAAAGTTCAACTGTTTTTATAAGTTCATCTAAGCCTTCAAATTCCATTTCAATGCTCATTATAGCACCTCATTACATTTTAAATGTATATAATCTCTTTTATATCCTAAAAAGTCAGGATAATAAATTTTATATTTTTTATTTTGCCATACTATAATAAAATCTTCTTTATTTCTTAGGGCCTCAAGCTTTTGACAATATCGTATTTCAAATATTACCGTATTTTCTAATTTAGCTTCTAAAGCACTATAAAGTTCCTTGCCATATAAATCAAGTATATTAGCATAACAAGGATGAAAGCTTGTTTCTACTCCTTTAATTCTTCTCCCATTTACAATAGTATCTTTTACTGTTTTTATTTCAATTTTGTATTTAAAGGTCTTTAATAATTCCTTTTGCTTAGTTTTAAAATCATTGAACATCTTTTTTCACCACATTCATTATTTGAAGATGTGTTAGTTCCTTTTGAAAATTCGTTTCAAAGTACTCTACGGCATTATTATAAGAATATCTTCCATATTCTAATAATAAGTTTTTAGCAAAGGTACTGTTGTCAAAATCAATTTCAACCCCTGCTATATAATTTAAATATTCCTTACCTGAACTTAGACTTCTTTCAAGTTTTTGTTTTATTTCTTCATCATCCCAAGTAATTTGTAAATTTTGTTTTAATTCATCTAGCATTATTTACTCTCTACTGGAACATCTACACTTAATTTTGTTATGTCAAATACAAGGAATGATTCATTGTCTGTAGGTTCTCCTGTAGCATATTGTTTAGATACATAAGTTCTTTCATCATCTAAAAACTTATATTCATCTGAATACTCTATTTTTTGACTTGATCCTATTCCCATAAAGTAATCTTTTCCCATCCCTGCTATAAGCTTTCCTTTTGGAACTGCTACAGATTGTATAATTTCTGATGGTATAGGCATAACACCATGTACATAAGTCCCTTGTGGTGTTAAAAATGTAGTTGCTCCAAATACTTTTTCCCAATAATCTAATGGGTTAACTAATACTAAAATAGAAGGAACTGCTCTACTTCCACCTTTTGTTAGTGGAGCCATTACACTTTTACCTAAAGTAGTAGGTTTAAAATCATTTAATTTTATTGCTGCTTTATCAGGATATACCCCCTCAACAACAGAGCCTTTTAAATCTTTTATCATTCCTATAGGTTGGTCTTTCCCAGTTCCTGCAACTATAGCATATTCTAAAGCCATTGATATAGATTCACTTAATACTGCTCTTACATATCTATCTAACCATTCCGGTCCCAAATCTAACATAGCTTTTGAAACTGGCATATATGCTGTTAATTTATACATATCTGTTTTTATCTTATCAAAACCTTGTGAAAGTTCTTTTTTAATTGTATCTGTTAATTTTCCCCACCATGCTGCTTCACAATCTGTTTTTCTTATTACCCATTCAGTAACAGCTGTTGTATTTTGGAATGTAATTTTATTTAAAAGTGGATGCTCTTTTTCTAATTCATCAAATACTCTATCAAATACAGTCTTTGGTAAAGCTACATCTAAATTAGTAAATGCTCTTTTTTCTATTACTTGTTCATAATACTTTCTTTCCTCTGTAGTTAAAACATTCATTCCTCTTTCATTTAATACATTTCTATCATTAACTTGTGCTCTTATTAATGATCTAGCTTGTGTTTGTGCTTCTTTTAATATATTTTCTTGTATTCCTTCTGCCATTCTAACTAAAGCTTCTGATATATCTTCCGAATTATTATTTTTTAAAGCTTCATCTACCTGCGCTCTTATTTGTGTCATATCTATCGTTTTATCTAAATTTTTCATTCCCATATTAATTAATTCCTCACTTTCTTATTTAAATGCATTAAAAAATGCTGAAAGAATTTCAGCACTTCTATTTTCATTAATTTTATTTTGATTTTGTGGACCTTCTAAGTTTTTTTCTTTTTCTCTCATTTCTTTAATTGAAATACTTGATAATTCTTCAGAACGGCAACTTATTTCTGTGTCTGAATATGCTGGAATAGGTGTAGCTGTTATTTCAAATAAATCAACTTCTGTAATATCTCGATAGAAATTCCAATCATCATCCCATCTAGTTTTTTGATTTACTATATTAAATCCAAAACTACAGCCTCTTACTAATCCTAATCTTACATTTTCTAATAAGTCATTACCATCTGATGTATTAGGAACTTCTAAACTAAATCTTAGCCCTTTATTATCTTCCTCAAGTTCTAAGTTTGAATTAGTTCTCCCTACAACTTTATTCCAATCATGGTTAATAAGCATAAACTTATCTCTAGTCTTATCATTTAATGTTTTTAAAAATGCTCCTGGTGAAATCTTTTCATAAAAGCAATCTCCCCATCTATCCTTTAGCTTTGTATATTCATCACTAAAGATAGCAGCATAACCTTCTATTTTTCTTGTTTCTAAGTCAGTACTTCTAAATTGTAGACTTACTGTTCTCTTTTCCATTTTTTCTTTCACCCCCTTTCAAATCAGGATTAAGTACAGATTGATAGTTTTTAGTTACATAGTGTTCTTGTGACCAATCTGTATTAATCGGCTCTTTTCCTATCAATTCTAAGTTATCATCAATTGAGTTAACACCTATTCTAAATAATAAGTCAGCTGCCTTAGATATTTTTGATATATCTACATCTCTAATTCTTTGAGTGTTCATTTTTACATAGGTCCTTTCAATAAAATCAGATTTGCCATATATTTTTCTGTTTATTTCAGTAGTAATAAGCTTTGCTATTGGATTTATGCAAAACATTAGGAAGTTATCAGTTTGACCTTCAACTCCTGCTATATCTCCCTTTATAACTCCTGCAGGAACATGAAAAGCAGATGATACAAAGTCTATAATATCGTCTATAACGGCTCTTATATCTCTACTATCCTTAATAGTGCCTCCATTTTTACTTTCTTCAAACTTATAACTATTACTAAGAGGTAAAACTGCATTTTCAGATTCTAAGTAATTTTTAAAATCCTCTTGCATTAATTTATCAAAATTATCTTTTGCAATCCCTTGAATTGGGGCTTGTCCGTTTATTTGTAATATTCCTTTTCTTCCATTTGATTTTTTATATGAAGATATAGAAACTCCTAAAAGTTTGCTGTAATCACTATATAAACCATCTATAACTTTTTTTATATTTCCATCATTAAGTTTTAAATAAATAACATCCGATTCATTAAATGTATCACTTAATGAATATCCTCTTACAACTACGTTTTTATATGTATCTTCATAAAATACATATTCATCATGTTCAAATGAATCTGCTACAAATAATTGACTATCATGTTGAATTATCAAACATTCATTATCATAGACTAAGTTTGAAATAACTTGCATCCAAAACTCTGTAGCATTTTGATTCATATTAGGCTCAATATTGAATAAATAGTAATTATTTTTTTTGAGCTTTTTACCTTTTTCAAAAGTTTCAAACTCTGCTAAAATCAAAGCATTTGTAATTATGGATATACATGTTTGTATAGCAAATTCTTTATAAAATATTTCAGCTTGTAAAGAACTTGTACCAGTGCCATTCATTTTTACACTAAATAAATTACTAAAAAAATTTCTTATTCCTATTTTAATCACCTCCCTTAATATGAATAGCATCCATAATAACTTTGTTCATTAACACTTTGAGGTATATTTTCGTCTTCACTTAATGCATGTATAAAAGCAAAAAAGCCATCAGTTTTTCTTAACTTAGGCTCTATCTTCTTATAACTTTTATTTCCTTTTTTATCTATATCTACATAAACATTATTTGTATACCATCGCATCATAGGATCATCGCCAAAAATTATATTTTCATTAGCAAATAGTTGTTCTAATAAAGGGGCTATTTTATTATGAGTTATATATCCATTTCGAACATCACTTAAAGGTAATCCAACTTCATTAAATGCACTTGCTAATAAAGATTTTCTATAACTATCAGCTTTAATATCCATTATATTATATTTTGTTGACATTTCTAAAAACCAATCTACTATATATTTAGGATTAACTGAATCTTCTTTTAAAACAGTACATAATTTCATTTTTTTAGCTAATTCAATATCAAATTTTATTTGTCTACCTGGTAAAGTTAAAGCTTTATGACATATAAATGTATGATGTAGCCATACTCTTTTATCTCCAAACTTAAATAAAAGTCCACATCCTACAAAGTCCCTTATACTTGCATAGTCTACTCCACCAATACAAGTACATCCATCTAATGTAGGAATCTTTTGATTTGTAGCGACTATTTTATCCCATTCAGCTACAACAGTAAAACTATCTTGTGCAGGTCTATTCATACGTTTTGTCATAAATTCAATTGCTAATTGAGGTTGATATTTCATATCTTCATATTCTTGCTCCATCTCAATCCTTAAATCTTTAAAAAATTTTAATGATGGATTAGCCTTATTCCACATTTCTTTATCATCTACTTCCTTATCATCATCTAATCTATAAATAATAGGAAGTAACCTCATTGTTTTATTTTCACCTTTTAATATAGCTTCTGCAATTTCTAAGTAATCATCTAATACTCCTCCTCTTACATTTCCATTTGTGGTTATCATAAATGTTCTTGAATGTTCTTTTTTACCTAATGCCGATTTAAATACCTTTATATTTGAATAATCTTCATATTCATGTATTTCATCAAATATAATACATGCAGGCCTTAAACCATCTTTAGTTCTAGCATTTGATGTATTGTATTTTATATATGATTTAGTTTTTTTAAATACAATCTTTTCTTTTGTGTAATAAAATGCTTTTTGAAGTTTTTTATTATCATCTATGACATTATATACATCTTCAAATGATGTTTTAGCCTGGTCCTCACTATTAGCTACTATATCAATGTTATACTCTCTTTTCCCATGAAATGAGGTTGTTAAATACCAACTTAAAGGACTGATAAATCCATTTTTACCAGCACCTCTACCCATTACTAATAAAAAAGTGTTCCATACTAAAGTTCCATCATCATAATAGCAATGTACTAAGCCTATAATAAACTTTTCCCAATCTAAAAGCTTGTATGGAAAATATTGTTCTATCTTCTCTATTGCTTTATCAATTTTTTCTGAATCTATAAAAACATTAGGTTGAGAAAGCTTATCTTTAATTAAAACTATAAGTTTTTTTATATCCTCACCAACTATAAGAGATCCACTTTCGACTAAATCAATATATCTATCTATATGTTTATTAAATTTCATCGTCATCATCTACTTTTGGGGTAGGTATTAGTCCAATTCTTACTTTTATTTCAAGCATAGTTTTTAACATTTTTCCTAATTCACTAAGACTATCATTCTTTTTAAATCCTACTTGTTCCCCATTCTTCCATTGAATGGTTACACCTCTTTGTTCTATATCCTTATTTAAGCTATCTACAATCTTACAAAGCTTTATATACTGTTCAACTAAATGTATATTATCTTTAGTATCAGTGCCCTTACTTTTAAGTTGATCTATCATATCTTCTTTTATTTCTAAAATATTTCCCAAATCTTGCACCATTGCATCCTCGCACACCTTTTTTAGTGCATTTTCTCTAGACCAACCATGTCTTCTTTTCCATGATTTTATTGTATTTACTTTTACATTATACTTTTCAGCTATATCTTTGTATTTCATACCTGAAATATAGTCAATATAGGCTTTTTCGTGTTTTTCTAAATTTTTCCCATTACCCATTTCACCACCTCAATTTTAATATTTAAAATTTAGTTGCACCCTATATTTTTCAAGGTTGCCACCCCCCTCACATGAAAAGTTATTTTTTCTCTTTTGTCCGGGATATACTCCGACCTATACGGCTTGCCCTAGAGTTGATTTTTTTAATAGGGGGGCTATGGTATAAAAGTTTTATTTACCATCTTTCTTCATTTATGAATTTTGTTTTAACTCTAGCTAAGTGTTTTTCATGGATTAAATTATGACATCTATTACATAAGCTAATAAGATTATTTATATCTAGTGCAAGTTCAGGATACTTCTTAAGTTCCTTAATATGATGAACACATTCAGCTTTATGGTATCCACCTTTCCTCTTACACTCTTGGCATTCATAGTTATCTCTTATCAAAGCTTCTTTTCTTTTCTTAATCCACTTATATGTTTTATAAAACTTATTAGCTTCTTCATCTTGTATATATCTTTTAAATCTAATATGGACCATAAATTTTTAACACTTCCCAATATTACTTTTAAAATAAAAAAAGACTAGAAATTAATCTAGCCTTTTATGAGAACGTAATTTAATTTGTTTATACTCCATACCTCTACAGAGTTCTCTTTTAGTAAAGTCCTATTTAATTGGCGAGGATAACTGGTATCGAACCTGATTCACTAAATGAAAGTTAGTGGTTTTCCAAATTTAAACTATATCCTCATATAATATTTTCAAGCCAGGTAGCTGAGAATTACCTGGCTCTACAGTAATAGATATTATGTGGGTTTATGAAATCTTTACAAAATTTCCATACTATTATTATACTTTAACATTTATGTATGATTTGTGTACGAAACGTACATAAATCGTACACAAATCATACATAAATCGTATTCAAAATATATATAAATTAAATATTAAGTTTATGTTATAATAGTCCTTTTATCTTATCTATTATTTCGACCCTCATTTGCTTGCATTTAGATTCAGACATAGACATCATTGTACTTATATAAGCCCATCCTAAATTCTTATTACTGAAGTATCTTCTATTAACTAAATCTACTTCTTCATCAGTTAATATGGTTAATGCATTTTCTATTTTCTTAATTTCAATTTCTTTTTCTTTCATAGCTTTGTATTTATCTTTAATAGCTTTTTCAATTTCCTTTTCTTTCTTTATAACTTGTTTTTCTGTTGGCTTTGATATATGATTTGTTTTCCCTGTTCTTTCCTCATATCCTATACTTGATAATAAATTATAATCGTAATTATCATTTATATTTATTTTGATTTTTTCTATATCTAATTTTAAACAATTCATTTCTGCTTTAGTTAGATTATAATTAAATAACTTTCCCTCTGCTTCTTTAAATTTGTCACTACTCATTAATCCTCCACCTAACTAGCTATATATTTTAATATTTCTTCTTTAGCTTCTTCAAATCCAAAACATACAATTGCTTTATAACCTTGTTTATTTAAATTGTCTATCCATCTATCTTGATTTTCATTAGTCTTATTTCTTCCAAACTTCATTTCTATAAATAAACCATGATACTTACTATTTGCTTTAGGTAAAAATAAGTCAGGAACTCCTGCTTTTACACCTTGTTTCTTTAAGTTTGTAGCTTCTAATCTATTTCTACTTCCACCGTTTGGAATGTGAAAAATTAATTCTAATTCAGGATATTTAAATTTTTGTAAATTACACCATTGCATTAATAGCATTTGCTCACTAGCTTCACTTCTTTTCATATTCATTACTTCCTTTTTCTTTTATTACAACTAGATTTTCTTCCCACATACATTTACTGCAGCTATATCTACAATCTTTTTTATCTATTTTTAAATATGTATTACAGTTTCTACACTCTATATAAATACTTTCCATATGCTAGCCTTTCAATTAAATATAGCTTCTAAATTTTCTATTATATAATCTTTCATTAAGTATTCATCAATTATATTCATTCCTGGTATATATAGATTTAAATTTTTAAACTCATATAAATTTAAGACTATATCTAATCCTTTTATGTCTTCACATTTAGTTATATTCCCATTTCCATCTATAACTTCATATTTATCAATTCGCTTTTTAGCTTCTAATATATTTATAAACTTATAAAGCTTTTTCCTTTTTTCATCACTTATTTTCATATTAATCCCCAATATAAAAGAATTATTTTGTTACAAATAACTTTCTAAAAGTCTAACATCATGTATACATTCATCTATTATTTCTTTTTCATAAGATTCACCTTTTGTATATTGTCCTGATAAATACACACACAATTCTTTTTCCTGTTCTTTAATTGCCTGTTTTAAAAAATCCCTTATTGTTTTTTCCTTATCCATTCTTTCAATATATGGTTTGATAGATAATATACAATAGCCTTTTTCTAAACCATAATTACCACCATTTAATTTATATATAATTTTTACTAAATAATCTCTTCCAGTAAAATCTTTATCAAACTCTTTTAACCTTATTAAGTCCCCTACCGAAAATTGTCTATCATCTTTTCTAACTTCAAAACTTTTTTCACCACTAATTACTTTTTCATAGTATTCAGGCAAAATCTTAAGTTCATGTAGTTTCATCTTCTATTTCACTCCTAATTACTTTTGTTTTTTCTAAATGCTTGTCTTTCCGCTCGAGCTTTCCCAGCATGATATTTGCCACAATACTTAGTAGTTGGTTGAGTTGTTTTAAACTCTTTACCACAATATTCACACTTCTTTATGTACATTTAAGACATCTCCTTTTTATACTCAATTTTATATCTCTTTCTAAATAATCTTTTAGCTGCTATAGCTTCGTTAATATTATGTCTTTTAGCTCCTAAATACTCACATGCCTTATTAATACTTTTAAATTCCATTATTTCATTTTTTAATGTATCTTTAACTATTAAAGGCTTTCTTTCAACTTTTCTTATAGGCTCTAAAGATTGTATTCTATATCTTTTTCTAAATAGTCTATTATGTTTTATATAAGTTGTTATATCTGCCCTTCTCATATTTAAAAATTCGCAACAATCATCTAAGTTATCAAATTCAATTGCTTTAGTTTCAACTTCATCTAAAACTTTTACTTTATAGTTATATTTTTGATTAGTTCTTTTAGTTTTTTTAGTTTCAGAATCCTTGATATTTTCAAGTACTATATGTTTTATAGCTTTTCCTATAGTTAATTTAGGGTTTAATATACAAGCTAATAAAGCCATATAATTTTCTGTATAATCAAAATCATAAGTATTAGAATAGTTCACCCTCTTCACCTCTTATTTTTACTTTCTTTCTAATTCCATTGTTTCAGCTTCTTCTAATATAAATTCATTCCCACATTCACATTTAAAAGTTGAATTATCATCAAACTCTATATCTCTTTCAAAACTATCTGGTTGTTTACAGCAAGGACATACAATAACATAAATAGACATTATACTCATCTCCTTTTATCAGCTATATAAGCTAATATTTCAATTCCTCCAAATATAAAAATTAAATAATATATAAAAATATATAAATCTTTCATCTTTCGCTTTATCCTTAATTCATAACTGATTTTGATTTAAAGAATACTTGTTGAGCTTCTTTCCAGACTAATCTAAGTTTAGGATCTTCTCTTTCTACAAGTTGTTTTATATCTAACCCTTTAGCTTTGCATATCTCTTTTACTAAATACTCTAGTTTTATAGCACTTTCTGTTATATCCATTGTTTAATCAATCCTTTTTAAAATTTATTAAATTATTTATTTTCTTTAAAATATTCCTTAGCTTTTTCTTTTGAATATAAGAAAACACAGTTTGAATATCCTTTTAGTAATGTTCTAGTTGAACAAGATTCTTTATTATAAATATTTTTATTAGTACACACTTTTCCATCTACAGCAAATAAACAATTTGTATTTTATCTTTTGCTATTCCCATAACTACCACCTCATTCTTTATACTTTCTCATTCTTGCGTATATGTAAGGCTTTCCATTATGTTCATTTAAATAAATATCATGGTCTATAAATACATATCCCGGATTCGCCTTTTCCATTTCTTCTTTTACTAAGTCTCTAAATCTAACCATATTATTAATTTTTTTCTTACTAAACTTTGAGTGATTTCTAGTTATACATGAATCTTTTAGATTTTTGCTACTACACCATCTCTTTTTTCCTTTAGGGTCTTTACACAAATAAGTTGCAACCCCAGTTAACCAAAGTTCATCTGTATCTAACCTGCGTATATTGTTTCTTCTTCCAAGCTTCCATGAGCCTTCTACATCTTCCATAGATAGTATTGAGTTCATTATTACATGGTGATGGCATCTAACCCCTTTAGGTCCTTCTGAATGCTCTGTAACATATACGTATTTAAGTTCCACGTCCAACTCTTTTTTCTTAATTAATCTTTTCAATCTTCTTATAAAATTTTGCATATCTTTTTTAGCTTCTATATGATCCTTTGGTAAGTTTTCATTTGAATATGTAAATGTTATAAAAAAATCTCCATTTTTAAAGTTAGTATTAATTTTTCTTATGAAATTTTTTTGTGCATTTTTATTATTAAGATTTTTTTGAGTTTGTTTATTTTTTTCTGTTTTCCATTCCTTTGGCATCTCAGATTTAAGATACATAGGATATGTTTCAACTTCTCTAATTAATCCACTATCTATAGTCTTTGTTACATAAGAGCATTTTGTTCTAACATCTATAATTTGATTGATTTCATCTTCATCGATATCAGATTCTAAAACTCTTGTATGTAGTCTTTCATAATCACACTCTATAAATTTCTTTCTTTGTTTTCCCTTCATGCTATTTCACCTATTGCTTTTACTTTTGTATTTAATAAATAATAAATATGGTTGATTTGTTAATACTTATTACAAGTTCTAATAAAGCCTATATGATTTTTGAATTTTTGATAATTTACTGGCCTCTATAAGCCTTTTTAGATAGTAGCTTATGATCTAGCATTTGTATTATTTTTCGAACTTACTTCAATCTTTTCAGCCATAATTTTTATACCTTTCATAATCCCTATTGTTTCAAAAAATTGATTTGGAGCTTTTTCTTTTACATTTTTAATTAATTCAATAATTTCTCTATCAGTCATAAGAAATTTTCCTCCTTCATATTTAGACACTTAGTGTCCTTAGCTTAATTATATTTTACGACACTTAGTGTCTTTGGTCAACCTTTTAATGTCATTTTGTGTATTTCGGACATTGTTCTGTGTCCTTTTTAATGTTATAATGACACAAGGAGGTGTTTTTGTTGAATAAACTTAAAGAAATAAGAAAAGAATTAAATTTCACACAAAAACAATTAGCTGAAATAATAGGAGTTTCTAGAGCTCAAGTTGCAAATATAGAACAAGGTATAAGAGTTATAACTCCTAGAATTGAAAGAGATTTAATTTCACTTTTAAATGTTAATCCAGAGTGGCTAAAAAATGGATCTGAACCTATAATAATTGATAAATATAGCGATTTTGATTTGGATTCTGATGAAAAAGAATTTATTGAATTATTCGAAACTCTTGATAAAGATTCTAAAAAACTTATATTAGAGACAATGAAAAAAATAGTTTCTAAATAAAAAAGTAGCAGATTTAAAGTTAAATCTGCTACTTTTTATTTTCTATAATAGTTTTCATTATTTCTTTTATCACTTCAATTTGAATTTTATTTAAATTTTTTATTAATTCTACAATCTCCTCTTGATTCATTTTTATTACACTCCCTAAACATACTGAAAATGCTAGTGTTCAACTTTTTACCAGAACATATGTTCCACATAATTACAGGAAAATATTAACATAAACTTAACATATTGTCAAACATACGTTCTGACTTTTAGCTTAAAAAATTATAATTTTTATGTTATTTTAATAGTTTATAGCTAGGTTTACTTTTACTATGGTTAATATAAGTCCCTAATTTGTCGTTATATTTAATTTATAATTTAATTATATATATTTTTTTAAAAGGAAGGATCTTCTTTAATAGTATTTAATAGTATTTAATAGTATTTAAAGTATTTAGGCATAGCTGGATATATTGGAAATGCTTGGTTATATGAAGTTAAATGCGACAAATCAGGGATTTAATGCGACGAATTAGGGATTTAATACGACGAATTAGGGATTTAATGCGACGAATTAGGGATTTAATGCGACGAATTAGGGATTTATATTACGACAATAAAAAATGAATTGACGTAGTTAAAACAAACTGTTAATATTTATATATAACTTAGTAGAACAAGGGGGAAAATAAGGTTGTATCTAATAGAAGAACTAGAAAATGATAAAATTTTGATGAAAAATAATATATTAGTTAAAGCACGATATAACTTAAGTTTAGTTGAAAATAGAATATTTTTATTTATGCTTTATAAGCTACAAAGAGAGTCTAAAGGGGTTCTAAAGTGTGAAATTAGCCATAAAGAATTTAAAGATATAGTTAAGTTTAAAGAAAAAAATACTGTAAAAGGAATATTAGAAGTATTAGAGGAACTAAGAAAAAAGCCTATCTTTTTTAAAGAGGAAAAGAAAAATAAAAAAGGTAGCTTGTGGGGAGCTTATGGATTTATAAACGGATATTATTACGACGACGAATTAGGGAGCTTTAACATAGAAGCATCTGAAAAAATACATGAGATTTTAAAAGAATACTTGAAGATGGGGTATACACCTATAAATGTTCAAATATGGTTATCACTTAATAATTCATATGCACAACGTTTTTATGACTTATTAAGACTTTGGAGTAATACTAAAACGGTTATAACTTATAAAATAGATGAAATTAAAGAATTATTAATGTTAGAGGATAAGTATGATAGATACAATGATTTTAAGAGAAGAGTTATAACTCCAGCTATAAAAGAACTTAATAATACAGGTTACTTTAAGATAGAGATAAAAGAAAATAAAGTTGGTAGAAAAGTTGATTCTATAGATTTTATAGTAAAGGATCTGGATAAGAGAAAGTATTTTAACAATGAAAAAGAGTCTAAGATTATAGAAGTCAAAAATGAAGATATAGTTCAAGAAAATTTAATAACTAATAACCAAAGTAAAAAAGAAGAATTAAAGGATTTCTATATTCCAAATAAAAAACTATTTACAGCTAAAACACTAGAGAATTTTAAAAAAGATTTTTCAAATTATGATTTTAAGGACATTACATATAAAAAACTATTACAAGAAGCAATTCTAGTGACGTTAGAAAAAGATGATGAAGAAAAGATTAAAGTAAAATCTTATAATTATTTCAAAAAAACTTTAGAGAATAAAATAAATGATATTAAAGATAATAAATATAAATTTAAACCTACAAAAACTAGATTTCATAATATAAATCAATCTTTTAATAAATATAAATCAGATGAATTAGAAGAGATTTTATTAAACAGTCAAAAAGGTAAATTTAAATAAGCATAGAAGATAAAAAAGCATCGTATTACGATGCTTTTTTATCTTCTATGTTTATTGAATTATTTTCTATTTTTAAATATTGTTCAGTTGAAGAAATCTGACTACCAGGTTGAATAGAATCCGGACTATTATCAAGAGGACCTTTAGATCCAATAGGAACATCTTTAGCAAAATGGATTCCATAATCTCCAAATGTTATTAAAAAATAGTTGAATTTTAAATCACTAGAATTTAAATCGTTATATACTTTTATAATTTCTTGATTCGTAGGTTCCTTAGTACATGGTATTTTAATAAAAAATTCACCTGGTAAAATTTCTTTAAAACCGTTTCTCAAAGGAATAACTTCACCATCACCTAAAACAGTAGATACTTTTTTTATTTCTGTATTTTTAGCTGAAGTATCTTCTGTTTTTTCATCGTTTTCTTTAGAACACCCCGTCAACATTACTAGTAACATTAAAATTAAAAAACTTATATTTAATATTTTTTTTACCATTTTTTACCTCCAAGTTTTACTAGTAATAATATATCATAGTTTAAAGTTAAGTTCCAATTATATATATACATATAAAACCTAAATCAAAATCAAAGTTTTAATAAATATAATAAAAAAGAATTAGAATAAATAATAATTGAAAGTCAAAAAAGTAAACTTGGAACTGACTCTACTAAATCAAATGAAGATATTATAGCAGCTAATTGGAAACTAGATGAAGATAAGATAGGTTAAAAAAGGCACATGTAATATGTGCTTTTTTATTTATATAAATTATTTTTAATTCAAACAAACATTATTGATAAATTTTATATACATTAAAAATAATTTATCAATAATGTTTGTTTAGTTATTAAAGGAATATCGGTATAAATGTATAATAAGTTAATATAAAACTATTTATGATTTAGTATAAATGTAAAAGCAAAGTATAAATAAATTAAAAATAATTTATTTATACTTTGCTTTTAACTTGTAATAAACATTCGATTATATTAAAATAAAAAGTAATTAAAAATTAAAATAAAATTAAAGATAATTTATTTTTAATTTAAAAATAAATGAGGTGTAAATTATGAAAATATGTTCATTTTTCAATGTTAAAGGTGGAGTTGGAAAAACTACTTTAACAATACTTACTGCAATGAAATTAAGTAAAGAAGGTAAAAAAGTATTGCTTATAGATGCAGATACTCAAGCTAACTTAACACAATTCTTATATAAGGTAGTTCACGAAGATAAAACATTATTTCAAATGTTAACAGAGAATGCAACAGCAGATGAAGTAATACTAGAAAGTATATTAGATAGATTTGAAAATATCGATTTAATCCCAAGTGATATAAGTTTAAGTGTATTATCTGAATACCTATCAACTCAAATGGGAAGAGAAAAGGCTGTATGGAGATGGTTTAAAAATAACATAGAAGCAGTAGAAAAATACGATTATATATTTGTAGATTTATCACCAAGCTATGATCTAATAGCTAGGAACTTTATGTTAATTTCAGATAGTATTATAACTCCGATTGAATATCAAGATATTGCTAGTATAAGAGGATGCGAATTATTCTATCAAAAGTTTAGACAAGACTTAGAGTTCTTAGATATACAAACAAATGTAAAAAGAGCTGTTGTTATAAATTCATATACAAGTAGAAAATTAAGTACTGGAGATTTATTTAATAACTATCTAAACGAGTTTGAAGATATAAAAAGAGATTTATTAGAATCTAAAATTAGCGATACGACTGTCGTAAAGAATGCAATTTTAAATAATATGGATTTAGAAGATTATTGTAGAAAACAAAAGAAGGCTCACAAAGTTAGAGAAGAGTTTAATAATTTAATAAAAGAATTAGAAGAAAAGGAAGTGCTATAAAATGGCTTTAGATGTTTTTAAAGAAGATGTTAAAGAGATAAAAATAAGAAAAAATGATTATCAAACTAAAGTAGATAAAGTTATAGAAAATAATATAAAAGAAGAAGATATATCTATAGGTACTTTAAATTTATTAGATATGGAAGAAGAAAAAAAGATAGTAAAAACACCACAGACCATTTATCTTGAAGAGGATGATTTAAAGCTTCTAAAAGCAGTATCTTCTATAAAAAATACAACTATAGGTAAGACAATAAATAATATAATTAAAGTTGCTGTAGAAACTACGAAAGCTAGTCTACCAGATGATTTTGATGTAGATAAGCAAGCATTAAAATATGATAAAGAGAATAAAGTAAAAAAAAATAAAAAATAATGTATAAAAAAAGTATAAATAAATTAAGATTAATTTATTTATACTTTTTTTATACATTTTAAATTATAGATTTAACTTATAGTATTATTTAATGGTATTTACAAAATTACAAAGGGGGATATGAATGAAATTTGATAATACTATAAGTATCGGAGATATAATAAGTATTTTAGCATTAATTTTAACTTTTTCTACTCTTCGGATAATGATAAAGCAGAGAGAAGACTCCAATAGGCCTTATTTAGTATTAGATTTTAATAATAATTTTGAGTATATATTTAATATTAAAGCAAAAGATTCTTATATAGAAGAAAATTATGAAGATACTTTTTTTTATAATAATCTATATAGTATTGATAAAAATCCTTTCGACTTTAAGATAAAGAATATTGGAAATGGTGTAGCTAGAGAGATAAATTTAAAAATTAAAGTTAAAAATATTGATATTATTAAACAAGATGAAAAAATGTACATCGAAGACAATATACTAGTAATAGAATGCTTAGAACAAACTCAGGATGGATATTTAAAATATAAATATTTAGATGAGTAGGACTTATATTTTACAAATTTAGGTTCTAATAATAGCTTTTCTTTAACTAATAATTTAAAACGATTTGAAAACATAGTAAATAGTATTCTGTTTCACTACATGGATAATGAAGATTTTGAATCAATAAGAAATCGTCTAATTCCAACTATTCAGGTTGAATTAGAGTATAAAAATATATTAAACAAAGACTTTAAAGAAATTTATAATATAGATATAAATTTAAGGCAATGGTCTAGTTTTTCATGTATGTATATTGTGAATTTAAAAAGATTGATAGTAATCTAGAAATATAAAATTTAATGAAATAGTGAAAAAGCCAGGACATATATTTATTTAAATATAATTGTCCTGGTCTTTTTATGTTTTTAGAGTAATTTTTTTATTTTTCAAAAACTTCCATATATTACAAAAAATTTACACGAAAATAGTGTATTTTAATGTAATATAAAAATACATATTAAAACTAAAGGGGTGTTTTGAATGAGTATTATGAAAAATGTTAGAAAAACTTTTGTTTTAGCATTGATAGGTATCACGATATCTACACCTATTCTAGGAACTGTATATGCAGCAGAAGAATCAATTAATAGTTCAAATATAGTTCAAAAACAATCAACTACAGATTT